CGGAAGGGGTACTTTATCCCTTCCATTTTATAACCTTATAAATCATTAAGTTATGACATACGTAAAAGCAAGCGTAAGAAGGCCGGCCGGCAACCCCGGTAACGGTATTCAGCCCAAGGATCAGCTCGTGATCTACGACGTTGACGACATTCTTTCCTTTCCGCAGCGAAACGAGGCCGGCGTGGTTATCGAGGAGGATATCGTAATGAAGGCGGGGCGTTATGCGATCGGTATTTACCTGACACCCGGTACCGCTGAAATCAGTTCCAACAGTGACGGGGAAACCGACGCCGAAGGTTATACGCCTTCCGTTAAGTTCAATCATCCCGGTAACGAACAGGAGATTCGCGAGTTTAAGACAAACTGGCTGTCTAAAAAATGTATCGTTGTGCTCCGTTATTGTAGCGGAAAGCCTGCCGATCTGATTGGAACGCCCTGTAACCCGTGTAAGTTATCCGTTTCTTATACCGGTTCCAATGAATCGAATACGAACGAACTTACTTTCACCCAGATCAGCAAGGGGGATGATATCGCCATTTACCGGGGTACCGACACCCTGGAAGAACCGGTGGCCGTAGTGGAAGCCGGGGCCACAGATATAGATTACCAGACAGACGGGCAGTACCAGCTTTCCGCAGGTGCGGCCAAAATAGCCGGTGTTACCGGTGGAAGTCATGGATCGGTAATTACCCTTATGGGATGTTCGGGCGTTGCGCCAACAGTGGAAAAAGGCGGTAATTTCCTTCTGAAAGGCGGTAAGACGTTTACCGCTTCCGAAGGTTCCCAACTGACATTACGGGCGTTTAACGACGGTTCGGAGGCTATGAAATGGATTGAACAAAGCCGTTATGAGGCGTAAGTAAACGGCTTTAACAAATAAAAAGAATCCCGGAACTTTTCACAGCTCCGGGATTTTTTTTTATTTGACTTCTAATTCGATAGGTTTACCACAATGGGGACAGGTGATCGTATTCTTTGTTTCCTGTACTTCCTGGCTGGATGCGAATAGTTGCCAAAGGGGGACATCTAAGGCAGCAGCAATTTTTTCATAAGACGCAATATTTGCAGTACCATTTATTTGAGTAGATAAGGTTACTCTATTTAACCCCATTTTTTCGGCAAGTTCATTGATTGTTATTCCTTGCTCTTTTAGAATGTCTTTAATTCGATTCATAATTTTTGTATTTAGTTTCTACAAAAATACGTGAAATATATAAATGTAGTTAGTTTATACTACAAAATAATGTTAATTGTAACGTATTTATGCTTCATTTGTTTGCAATTGTAGTGTAAAATGGCTACATTTGTAATATCAAAAAAGGAAATAAAGTAATAACAATTAAAAATATAAAGATTATGGCAACAAAAATGAGTGATAACGTAAAAGGTAATTTGATAACTAAAATCATGGGTGAAATGAAATCAGCCGCTTTATTACAAAATAAGCCTTTTGATGAAGGTATTTTCTTCGACCTTATATTTATGAGCGATAAAGAATTATTGAAAATTTCAAAACTTTGTGGTATTAAATAATATAACTCAACCAGCAGGGCGAAAGCCCTGCATAAACGATAATAAGACATGAAAGCAACAATAGTAATGACAAAAAACGCGATTAAAAAAGGTGAGTATAAAGAAACATCTTTGGATGTTCAGAAAAAACAGGCTGATATGTTGGTAGTTGCGATTGACGACAAATATACGCTTTGGTTGAACAAACCTATAACTGTAAAAGGTAGAGGAATCAAAGAAGTAGACAAAAAAACAATAGTAGTTACAGATAAAGCCTTTGATAAGTTAAAAACACAATATAGTATAATGTTTGATTTGTAATAAACTGGCAGGGCGAAAGCCCTGCATAAATGATATAAAGTATGAAGGATATAGAAGTAAACGGCGCACATATCACGGATGAAAGTGCTGAAATTTTGAAACAGTGGCAAACTAAGACGGAACCGGTTTCCGCTTGTTACACACGGATAATAGAGGAAACGATTGATTATTTGACCGATGAAGGGGCGTTGCCTCTTCCCGCTGAAAAAATCGTAGAAAGAATCAGAACTTTACGCATGATGAAAAGGGATATCGAAGCTTTGTCTTCTGTACAGTAACATTCATCTGTAGGTAATTCAAAGGGTGACCGGCAGCACATGCCCGGCCACCCTTTGTCCTTTTTTGGGGTAATTGCCTTTTTTTTCTTTGTATCATCAAATTTTATATAGTATGAAACAGGAAATTATTACCTATCTGGCCGGTCCGCGTAACTTTATTCAAGGCGTGGAACTGTACGAGAAATACGGTATCAACCGTATGCTGAAGAAGTCATTTCGCCGGCAGGGAGAAACGGAAACGATGAAGGCCATTCTTTTAGAGGAACTACGGAAGCTGGCCGGGCTTTCCGAACGTGAATTTAAGACGATCCGGCGCAACTCCAAACAGCCGGCCGCGGTAAAAATGGAACCCGTCCGACAGGAACCCCCAAAAATGCCGGTAAAATACAGCGATGATTTGCTGCTGGAACTTGCCGAATCTTTCGGCGTCAGCGTGGAAGAACTCGTTTCGTCCGATTTCCGGGATAAGGTTCTTGCCATGGATGAAAATGCCGACCGTGTGGAAGAGCTGGAAGAGGAACTGGAAGAAGCGGAGAAACGATACAAGGCGGCTCCGGAAACCGTAACCAAAATGATACGTTTCCGTGAGAAATTTACCTTCCTGAACTCTCCGGATTGCCCCGACATTCTGAAAATACTTGTTTCCGACATGTTCACCGCATACGGGAAGTATAAGGAGGCTTTCGCCCGTCTGGAGGCTACGCCGGATGATGTCAGTTCACTTTCTACAGCACAGGAAGCGCAGGCGGTTGTGGAAAACTTCATTGCTAACCGCGAAATGTGGGACGAACTGGAATATTACCGGGAAAACGGAGAGATTCTGGGTAAATGTGAGAAGGTAAAAAGTTTGTCCGTCCGTAAGGGTGTCGAGAACCTTTCGGATATCGACATACAAAAGGCACTGAATAACGCCCGTGCCAACCTTTCAAAGAACAAGGCGAAGTTGGAACAGGCCGGAGATGATGAGAAGAAGAAAGCGAGTGCCCTTGCACTGATCCAAAAGTGGGAGACTACACAAAAGGCCATAGAGGAAGAAATCGAGGCGCGAAAAAAAAAGTAGTTGAACTTATTGCCACTTTGACAGGAAAACGGCAGCGGCTCATGAAGGACCGGGGCCGTTTTTCTCACCCTTGCGACCGCTCGGAGCTGGGGCACCAGCTCAAGACATTAACCCTCCGGATAGAAAAAGAAGAAAGCCGGCTTAAACAACTTTCCAATGATAACAAACCAAATTTATAACGAGGATTGCCTGGAGGCGTTGAAACGTGTTCCGGACAATTCTGTAGATTGTATAATAACCGATCCGCCTTATTTCCTGGGAATGACACATAACGGGCAGAAAGGCAGTTTTAAAGATTTGTCTATCTGTAAACCCTTTTACCGGGATTTGTTTCAGGAGTTTAACCGGGTGAAGAAACCCGGTGCTTGCGTGTATTTTTTTACGGACTGGCGCGGATATGCTTTTTATTATCCGTTGTTTGACTTGTATTTAGGCGCGTCAAACATGATCGTCTGGAACAAACAGTCGGGCCCGGGTAATCATTACGCCTTTATACATGAGCTTATTTTGTTTCATTGCGGAAAGGGTGTTTCTATCGGTGCCACAAACATAATAGATAATATCCGTTCTTTTGCGTCCGGTGCCAAACTGGTAGAAGGTGAAAAAGTTCATCCCACACAAAAACCGGTGGCGTTGATCCGTAAACTGATTGAAGACAGTACAAAGCCGGGCGATCTGATCCTGGACACTTTCGGCGGTTCCGGTACTACGGCCGTGGCAGCCATTGAAAGCGGCCGGAACTTTGTTTTAATGGAACAGGACGAAATTTATTATTTCACGGCACAGAAACGAATAAAAGATGCGTATGAACGATTTAACGGTGGTAGATAGTATTTACCTGGATGCGCAGCAAAAAGAGGATGTACGGCGTTTGTCTTCTTTAGGGTATTCCCCGAAAGACATAGCCGTTTCCCTGGGGCTTTCTCCGGAAGATGCCGGACTTTTTGTCCGGGATGCGGAGACGGCGGGAACTTCTGTTAACTTCCTGATCCGGGAAGGGATTCTCGTATCGCGTGCCGCCCCTGAAATAAAACTCCATGAAGCGGCGGAAGGTGGAAACGTGGAAGCTATAAAACAGCTGGAGGCCGTACGGAAAAGACATACTTTCGAACGTTTAATCGAACAAATGGATGACGACGAATTTAATTAAACCCTCACGGATTGACTTTGACAAGGTGGATATCAACCAGATTCAAAGGATTCTTTCTACCGGTACGCTGGAAGCACTCGCGCCCGATGAAAGGGAATATTACAGCCTTATGGAAATGGTACGGGGCCTTCGTGCCCGTATGCGTATAAATGGCAAGTTGGTGACAAAGGCCGGTATCATCCGCCTATTGAAATCGGAACCTTACGGCCTTTCGGACTGGATGGCGCGCCAGGTGTACGCCGACAGTCTCAATTTCTTTTATACACAGGATAACGTACGCCCGCAGGCTTTCGCCAACCTGTATGCGGAAAAGGCCGAAAACTGGGCGAATACCGTCTTTCTTATGGGTAATGTGAAGGAGGCTAAGAACCTTCTGAAACTGGCGGCGGAACTTCGCGGATGTTACAAGGATCAACAGGCCGAAATTCCGGAGGAACTGCTTTCACAGAAAAGCACGGTTATTTACACTACCAGCCGTAAGGATCTGGGTGTTCCTGAAATCGACCGTAAGGAACTGGAAGAGTTTATCGACGCGATACCGGAAATTCCCGTTATTGTGCGTGAGAATATAAAAGAGGATGCGCGTATTAAAGCTTTTGATCTGAAAAAACGTATGTTGTATGATATCAAAGAGTTCGGGGAAGATAACGAAGGTGAGTAACGCCGATGATGTGGAGATAAAATACGGCCATATAATCCAGGTTCTGACGGACTGGATCGATACTACTATCCTTGTATCTATTGACGGCCGCGGTATGGCTAAATCTACCGTTATACAAGCCAGGCGTTCCGCCCGGTGTGTGGAAGAAATGCCCGGCGGTGCGTTCGCTTTTGTTGCCAATACCTACAGTAACCTGGAAGATAATATAATGCCGGCCGTACAGAAGGGCTGGCAACTTATGGGCCTGATCGAAGGGGTACACTATGTAAAAGATACCCGCCCGCCTGAATCCTGGCGGCGTAAATGTTCAGTTATCGTAGATGATTACAAGCATGTTTATAGCTTCTGGAACGGATGTGTTATTTTCATGGGATCACTGGATAACCCTTCATTGCTTGCCGGAAAGTCTGTAATACATCTGTTTTATGATGAAGCGAAGTACGATAAGGAAATGAAAGTAAACCGCGCTATGCCTATTCTTCGCGGTGATGCGATCACTTACGGACATTCCCATTTGTTCCTGGGAATAACCATTACTACCGATATGCCGGATATCGACGAAAACGAGTACGATTGGTTTTTCCGGTATGTCAAGCAAATGGACCCGGAACGGATCATTAAAATAGTACAGGCGGCGAGCGTACGTAATGACCTGGTAATTTCTCTATTAAAAGAAGAAAGAAAAAATAAGCCTTCCCCCTTGAAGCTGAAACGTTTGAAACGGGATATTGAATATTACGACCGGGCTTTGTTGAAGTTGAGAAAAGGACAGACGTTCTTTCTTAACGCTTCTTCATTCGCTAATGTTGAGATACTTACGATAGAGTATTTAAAGCGGTTGTATAATGGTACGCTGGAGCTTCACGAATTTAAAAAGTCGGTGGTTGGTATGCGTCCCGGTCTTCGCAGGGATTTACGTTTCTATGTGTTGTTCGGTGAAGGACATAAGTATTATAACGGTACCATGTCCGGGGAAGCCGCTTACAGCTCGCGGGAACTCCGGTACCTGCACCATGATAAAGCGATTGAAGGCGGTATGGACTTCGGTAATATGCTTTCTCTGGTAATCGGTCAGCCGGACGGTGCCTATTACCGGGTACATAAGAACTTTTTCGAGATACCGCCGGGCTGGTTCCGGGAGATCGCCGACCAGTTCCTTACTTTCTTCCAGAACCATGAATACAAAGAACTGGATTTGTATTATGACCGTGCAGGTAATAACTTTGAGAAACAGAAGGAAGATTACGCGGGTAAGATCAAAGACGCCATAGAAAAAGACGGCAGCGGGAACCGTACCGGCTGGATCGTAAACCTGAAGAGCCGTAAACAGGCAGTTATCCGGCAGGATGCGGAATACGACTTTATGCAGGAGATTATGGGCGGTACCAACAAGAACCTGCCTATCCTGTTGGTTGATGCGTTGAACTGTAAAGAAATGGTTAGTTCCGTAGAAAAGGCAAAGGCAGAGATCAAATACCGGGGTAATTCTAAGGTAGTGTTCAAAGTGAAGAAGTCCGAAAAGCTGGCACCGAAAAAACTACCGATGTTATCCACCAACTTCTCCGACGCTTTCAAATACTTACTGATGCGCCCCGGCTGGATAGCTTTAGTACGCGGCAAGCGGACGCTGCAGGCCGACTCGTTTGTGGATCAATGGATAGAGAACAGGCATAAAAGGTAATTGCCTTGTAACGCTGGAAAATCGGTTTTCCGGCGTTTTTTGTGTTACCAGGTTACGGGTACCCCCTCCCAGAGGTCATATTTCACCTTTCAGGGGGAGGGCAACTGCTTTCCGACTTCTGAGTGGCTCGGCCTTCGCAAGGTGGCAAAATTCCGGTTTTTGAAAATTTTTCCGGACTTTTCGCTCATTTTCAACGGTTTAACCGCATTCAGACCAAAATTTTACGCAAAAAAGCGCGTTTTTTATGCGTTTTTGCTTCATTTTTTGTGCGTTTTTGGGTGAATTACCGTGTATTTTGAGGCAGTTGCCTTCATTTTTTTTCGGTAGATTTTTGGTATATTCGCTGGCAAATAATAAATGTATATAAGATAAGTATATTTATTACGTTTGGTTATGGAGCAAAAAGAAAAACCGATAGACAACCTTAAGGGCACTATCATAGCTTGTTTGTATTATAGTCCTGATTCCGAACCTATACAAGGTGAACTCATACAGGTTTTGGCGAGCGGATATCCGGTTGGATATGCAGGAATAGCGATTAAACAACTAATAGGCGAACAGCTGGTTAAGGAAGAGAACGGGCGGATTTCGCTTACTTCCCGGGGATGCGAGGTGATCCATATTTACGGTAATTACCGTGAGTATCTCCATATCTTGGAAAAGCGGCGGATTGATAGAGAGAAGGAAAAGCAGTTGGATTCGAAAGTAAAGAAATCAACGATACTTTCAAATTATCTAAATGCTACCAGTGCAATATGTAGTATTGTGGGATTTATCGCAGGAGTCCTATCAGCAGACCAAATAAAAAGAATATTAGCGTGGTTATTATCAACCGCTTGATCTTTAAAAGGCAAATACATATAAGCGTTATTTCCCTTTGTAACTGTTCGATATCTTCTTGTATCTGGCTCATGGTCGGTTTCTTTGAAGTTTTTGCAAAGATATGAAAAACAATAAATATAAAATCCTAATACTTAAAATAATGAAGAAATGAAAACGGTAAAAGACATTAAAGTAGGAGATGTGGTATACACACCCAGAAACGGGGAAATTCGTACCTGTAAGATAAGAAAGTGTAAGGGTACAGATGTTGACGGCGTGATGAAATTTGTTGGTGATTACGAAAACGGAGGGGCGTTTATCCTTCTATGTGGACTACCTGATTCGGATTACTTGAATTTTGGTTCAACCCTTGAAGAAGCTAAAAAGCCTTATAACGATTCGATGTTTACCCTCACAGATACCGCATTTAAATAGTATTATTGCAGAATACAAAAGCCCTATCACATTATTTTTTGATAGGGCTTTTGTATAAATGTATATTTTGAATATATTTGTAGCTGTTAAAGTCTACTAATACCGTCAGAACTTATGGGTGGTGCAAACTAAGGTACACACTAATTTTAAGTTACTGATATATGAAAAATTTATTTTTATTATGTGTCATGTTGATAACATTTTCATCATGTAACACTAATCCGCCAGAAGATATGGGGGATTCTTTCGCTGTAGCTAAAGCTTACGTCAAGTTAAATCTAAACTATCCAGAAGAAGCAAATTTTAAATTATCAGGAGTTGAACATGAATATCTGGGTAATAATGAATGTACCGTAAAAGGTACTGTTGTTGCTAAAAATGCTTTTGGGGTAAAATCTAAGTTAAAGTATAGGGTGAAATTGAAATATAAAGAGGGGAAAGGAATAGATCCTCGTAATTGGGAAATGTTGGAATGTTCTGTTTACTAATTTACGTATGAAAAAAATATTTTTAGTTATTGTATTGGCGGTGTTGGCAACGACAGCTGTGGCACAACTACAAAACGCTGTATTTAAAGCTAAAGTTTTTATTAGCGATAGACAAACTTCCATTGGTGAACACGATACTGAAATATTTAGCTATCCTGTATCTGATAGAAAAATAGAAATAGATAGTATTCATGGATTGGCGAATATAGAACTACCAACAGGAAGTAAATTACGTAGGGTCATAAAGTTTATTGAACACTCTTATGAATCTTTCGGGAAAGTATATAACGGGTATTATCAAACAAATGCAGATGAAAAGATATATATTCGTGAAAATGAAATAGGATTTCATGCTTTTTCGACATTTGGTATGTTTTTTACTTTTCATTTAAAGGAAACGAAAGAAAGAAACGATGCGGAAGAGAAAGAAGAGGCAGAGAAAATAAATTACGGGAATATTTTAAATATGTATGGTTTTCATGATGCTACATGTTATAAATATAGAAGGATTGAAATAGGAATAGATAAAATGACTGTCAGGTATATTTTTGAGGAGGAAAAGCCTATTTTTGAGGAAATGTTTATAAAGGGAGATTCTGTAATAGATATTTCGGTTTATAAAGAATATATTATAAGATATTCGGATTTAAAGGTTAGTAATTATATAAAATTAAATTATTAAGAAATAAGAGAATGATAATTTATGTAACGCTCGCCAATTTCGGGGAGCGTTTTTTGTTACGAAGTAACCAGTTCATGCTGCGGAAAATTTTCTTTATTGATAAACTTTTATTAACTTTTTTTTTTTTTTGTTCAGAATTTAATAGCGACATTTGCCCTGTCAAGTTTATGTCACATATATGTGATCCGTTGAGCCTCGGTTATAGGTTCGAAAAAATATCGGGCTTTTTTTATGCCCTACTGGTTGCCATAGAAAGTGGCTTCCATTATGTTGATATATAAGGCAGTTGCCTTTCCCTGTACTTAACTTTCCGCTCTTCGGACGGTATGTGATGTAGACTTGACAAGCAAGGGAAACGGTAACTGCCTTTTCTCATGTATATATGTATAATTGTCAAGTTTACATCATTATGAAAAAAGAATTTCAAACTGGTACAAGCTATGTACCTTCGTTCCGTACTGGTAGCACGGACGTAAACACAATCCAACATCGTTATTTTCAGGAACCGAAACAGGAATGTACTGTTTGTTCAACTTCCGGGGCTTATTACTTATCTGCTATCGCTTGTTTCTGTCTTACTTTTATCTATCCACCAGCTGTCATTGGTGCAGCTATATGTGTGTGCCGTGCCAAGAAAGCGAGGAAAGGAGGCCAAAAATGACATCTTATTTTATAGAGCTTAACGAATATAAGCCACAGAATCGAAAATGTGCTGAAATGGCAGAATTTGCAAGCCAGTTTGGTAATACGCTTTGCCCTGATGAAATTTCCTTTGATGCTTTTAAAACAGAACTGGAAGCAAAGGTGAAGGAAGTGAACGAGAAATACCCTAAAACAATGCCGCTGAAAATATCTTCCGGTAGCGGGTTTATTCATATAGACCAGGACACTAAAACACATAATAACGGCTGTGACAAGCCTGTAGCCTATTTTTTTATTTACCGGGTTAAAAGAATATATAGGTTTTCAGAACGCCCCCAGATAGAACAGAAAGGAGGTACCAAATGAAATATACTGAATATCAGCAGGTGTTACTTACCCAATTACAAAACAATGATAAAAGGATTGAGGAAATAAAGAAAGAGCAGGAAGAAATACAGAATATGTTTCTACAGGAAAGTAAATTTAAACCGGGTGATCTGGTACAGGTTGATTATAAAATAAGCAATGCTACTTTTAAAGTTCGTGGCTGGATTTCCCGGATTACATTCTGGAAGAATTGCCCGTATTATCACCTGAATTTACCCAAGAAAGACGGTTCCCGCGGATTAAGGGTTAAAAGTATATGTGACGGGGTACTGGAAAATATAACAAGCATTTCACATATTAAATTAGAAGACTTAAAAGGAGGTGCCAAATGAATACAAATAATCCTGATATCCTATTTTTCGTTAGACGTGAATACGGTGCGCCTTCCATTGAATTAAGAGCATATAAGGTGGAGAAGGTAAACGAAGAATTTGCTTTCCTCGAACTTGAACGTTTACGGCTGGTTGTTTTTTCCGGTGATTTTCAGTCTGTATCACTTCATCACGAGTACGGTAAAAACAACTGTATGTATAATAGTGCTAATAATATACCGGATTTGATGAAAGACATGAAGAAATGGCAGTTATCACCCATTGACAGACGTAATTACGAACGGTTTAGGAAAGTCGCCCTCGGGATATACCGGCGGGCCGGAATAATTGATTTCACTACCTTAGAAACTACACCAATTAAAAACGTTTAAAAGAACTACAATTATGAAAGATATAGAAGTAAACGGCGCACATATCACGGATGAAAGTGCCGAGATTTTGAAACAGTGGCAAACTAAGACGGAACCGGTTTCCGCTTGTTACATACGAGTAATAGAGGAAACTATTGATGATTTGACCGATGAAGGAGGCGAACCGCTTTCCGCTGAAAAAATAGTAGAAAGAATCAGAACTTTACGCATGATGAAAAAAGACATCGAAAAGTTGTCTAATCCTTAATTATTAATTTTAATATACCGGCTGAAAAGGCAGCCGTTGGGTTTAAGTCCCAGGTTAGGGTTTGTTTGTGCCGGGGTGGTTCCCGGCACTCTTTTTTATGTCCTTTTCGTCGGTGTCCGTTCTTCCCACCTTTGCAGTAACCAATTATTCAAGTTATGAAAATAGGAACAGATAAATGGAAGCATTTCGGAATTAATTACGCTATATGTGCCCTGTTGGGTGATTATGGTGTTCCCTTTGCCCTGGGTGCTTCACTGGGTAAGGAATACGGGGATGAAATGTCCCCCTGTAACAAATGGGACTGGAAGGATATTCTGGCAGACCTGGCCGGGATCGTGGCGGGCTATTTGACGCACGTATGTATCTTCCGGATCATAATGTAGAATATTCAATCCTATCAATATGACGGAAACGATAATAACAGCGATAATTACGGCTCTTTGCACGGGTGGTCTGACCTGGCTGTTCACTCTCCGATATACCCGTAAACAGGCGGAAGCTGACGCGATGAAGTCAGTACAGGAGGTTTACCAGGAACTGATCGAAGACATGAAGAATGACCGTAAGGAACTGAAACAGCGGATCGACGATGTAGAGAGCCAGTACCGGGAACTCCAGCAGAAATGCAACGAAATGGAAAAGGCTATCCGGCAGAACGCCCGCGTAATGGATATCATGAAACCGTTCCTTTGCGGGGTGAAGAATTGTCTGAACCGTAAAGCGGTCACTTTTGATACTACTAATAATTAACGACCTAATAAACATGAAACATGGAATCGTACACCTACTTATTTTTATTTGTTTTGCAGCTTGTTTTTACGGTTGTCGTTCTCCTCGCTCTGTTACACGAAAAACGGTTACAGAAGCAACTGGAGAAGAAAAACAAACAGCTACTGACGGAGTTATCGAACTTGCGCGGAGAGATTCGAGCAATGAGGAGCATGTACTTGAAGTCCACCGGGAAGATAGTACACATATCCGTATCGACTACGACAGTCTCGGAAGAATTAAAGAAATTGATTTCAGCAACCGAAAAACTGAAAAAAGAACTGGAAAGGATCAAAGTAAATCCTATCAGGATCATAAGGAAACTTCCAGTCATCAGAAAACAGCCGTTACCCGTAAATCCGACGTTAAGCAACAAAGCCAGGAAAAAGAAAAGACTGCAAACGGGTGTAGCCTATGGACGTTCCTAAAATTCATGTTTTTCTTTCTATCCTTCTGCCTGGTACATGATAACTGGGGCAGTATTAAAAACTTTATCCGCCGGCTATGGAAAAAATAAACCTTTATGTAGCGGTAGAACAGATGAAGCGGATTACCATTTCCGGGGGGACCTTTTCTATCAAGTTCCGGAAATGGAACCGGCAGACACGGGACGGCGGCGACATGGTGATACTCACGGCCGCCCGTTTGAGGAAAAAGGCGACGGATGAAAGCATCGAAAATTCAAGCTATAAACTATTCCTGACGGACACCACAACGGGCCGGCCGCTGAATTGCTGGGAATGTCTGGTAATGGAGTTCAACGGGAAAAGAATAACGATTTAAGAGTATGGAAATAAGACGAAGTGGCAACTTTGGAATTATAGATACCGGCAGTGATAAGGGGCTGATCTCCTTTTCTATCGGTGGCCGCGGTAAAGGTTGGGAGCCCTCCAGCATCCAGTTGAACCGGCGGGGCGCCTTCTTTTCGCGTAAGATCAGCGTAAACGGCACCTTTATCGTTCCCATGGGTGACAATAACGACATGCCGGGCGAGGTCATGCGTTTACTGGATAAATTCTATGCCGGTGAAGGCATTATGGGCAAAATAGCCGGTTTGCAGTGGGGAGAAGGCCCGCGGCTGTATGAGGATGCGATCGACGAAGAGAATAACCGTTTTTACCGGCGTTGGAAACTCGATCCGGAAATAACCGCTGACCTGGAGTCATGGGATTACACGACGGTTCTTCACCGCTCACTCGTGGACCTGACACACATGCAGGGCTTTTTTATAAAGTTTGTCCGGAACCGTGCGCCGCGTGTGGGCAATCCCGGGCGTTTGGTACGGCTGGAACACATTCCCTACCAGAAGGCCCGTCTGGTATATCCGCCCGACGGCGAGGATGAACCGCAGGAAGTACTTGTGGGCGACTTTCCTTATCCTGATCCGGCTTATACTTACCGTTACCCGGTCTTTGATCCGGCCCACCCGTTCAAATATCCGGTTTCTGTCAAGTACTATAATATCTATTCCTTTTGCAAGGATTTCATGAGTACACCGCGTTTTCTGGGTGCGCTTGACTGGCTGGAACTTGCCGGCGGTCTGGCCGCTATCCTTATCGCCTATAACGAAAATGCTTCGGCTATTTCCCTACACATCGAATCGCCGCAGTCTTACTGGGACCGTGCGGAAGCGCGTATTAAACAGGTTTGCGACCGTACGGGTGAGAAATACACGGCCCAAATGCTGGAAGATTTTAAAGACGAAGCTATGGAGAAATTCGCCTCCAACATTACAGGAAGGCAGAACGCCGGGAAATACATGCACACGACCAAATTCTGGAATCCGGAAGCGAATAACTTTGAGGGCTGGACGGTTGAGCCGCTGGATAAGAAGATCAAGGATTATGTGGACGCCCAAATCAAGATATCCAACAAGGCGGACGCGGCCGCCACTTCCGGCTTCGGTCTTGATCCGGTACTTTCAAACCTGATTATAGAAAACAAGCTTTCTTCCGGATCGGAGAAGTTATACAGCCTGAAAGTGTACAATGCTTCCGAAACGGCTATTCCGGACATGATCCTTTGTAAGCCGTTACAGCAGTATATTAATGCCAATTTTCCGAGTACCGCTACGAAAGTGGGGCTTTACCGTACCATAGTGGAAGCGGAACAGAACGTTTCACCCTCTAACCGTATGAAAGAAAATGCGTAGTCTGTTTTTCACACCGAAGGTGGAAGATGTACCGGAAGAACCGATAAGCGACCGGCAACCGGAAGAGAACCGGGCCGATAACAGCCCGGACAAGCATATAAAGGCCCTCCGGACGAAAAACGTTCATTTTGACCGGCGGATAAAATCGGAGCTGCACCTGGAAGAGTGCCTGCCCTGGCATTTTGAGAAAGGGGCGGCTTATCACTGTATCAGTCATGGGGACGTTGACAGTCTTACTTATCTTCGTGTGATCGTGAAGCAACAACCGGTGGAATATGTTCTGATTTCTACCTGGTGTATGGCAATTACCGATGTCAAGGAGGTGGAGAAATGGCTGGAGAGAAAAGACATAGGGCACGCGGATTTTTATGTAGGTGAAATCTTTCAAGGTTCCTACGCGGATGTTTATTTATACCTGAAAAAGGTGGCGGAACGTTTCGGATCGCGTGTCTGTATCTTCCGTAACCATGCTAAAGTAATGGCCGGTTTCGGTAACGCTTTTGATTTTGTAATAGAAAGCTCGGCCAATATAAACACCAATCCGCGCACGGAGCAGACCTGTATAACGATAGATACCGGGCTGGCCCACTTTTATAAGGAGTTCTACGATGAAATAAACAATTTCACGAAAGATTTTGATAATTGGAAACCATATACTCTAAAAAGAGATCAAGCAAATGACGAAGTTATTTAATAAAAGCGGTGGCGGGGCCGGTGAAATAGTCCGTGTCCTGGGCCTGATCGATGATGATCTTGATTTTACCAAGTGGGAACCTATCTTACCGCTGGGGATTCGGGATTTACAGGCTATCATCGGGGCGGAACCTATAGACGCGGTAGATAAGTATTACCGTGAAGATCATGCGGACGGCACGGAATCGGACGGCATGGCGGAAACTTTGCGGCTGATGCAGCAGGCGGTGGCGATGTTTACCTGGTTAAAGGTTATTCCCACTTTGGACGCACAACACGGAACGGCCGGACGTGGCAAGCATTTGGGAGAGAATGAAACGGGCATGACCGCCTTACAGGAGTTCAAGGATGAAGAGAATATCCGGAACCTGGCTTATGAAGCCGTAGACGCGTTGGTGGAGTTAATGGACCGCGAAAAGTTTGATTTCTGGATGAACGGCATTAAGAAAAAGGCTATAAACCGACTTCTTATTCAGAATAAGGAAACGTTCGATGAGTATTACAATATCGGCAGTCACCGGCTTTTCCTGGTGCTTATTCCTATGATCCGGGAAGTCCAGGACGGGCAGATAATACCTGTTATCACCCGGAACCGTTATAATAAACTGATTGAAGGCGATACCGTTTTAACGGAGAAATTGCTGGAGTATGTACGCCGCCCGCTTGCACTTCTTACCATAAAAAAGGCCGTTGAACGTTTACCGGTGGAAGTTCTGCCCAGTGGAATTGTACAGGTGCAGCAGAGCACAACCGTACGGGATAAACTGCGGGCGGAAAAAGAGGCCCGGCAATCGGTTGCCAACAGTCTGGAGCAGGACGCGGCGGCTTACCTGGATGTATTGCAGGATATCATCCGTGAACTGGATGCAGAATCGGAAACGGTGGATTACTATATACCGGGTGTTACCGTACAATCCAAGGGAATAACTTTTTAATGTCCGGACATGGAGAAGTTTACCTATAATAATAAGACGGTGGAGGTTCCTTCCTGCCTGGATGAAGTCAGTAGTGATCAGTACCGGCAGTTTCTTATATTGGCGGTACTGATGAACCGCGGTACGATCAGCCCCGGACAGTTCCGCGTAAAATGGCTTTCTTTCCTTCTGGGCATGAAAGCGGATTACACCATGTACCGGCGTGAGATCATCCGGGAGCTGGACGGTCAGTTGGAAAAGCTGGACGGCTTTTTCTCTTATACGACCGGTAAGGAGGGCGAGCGGATCATTACGCCCATTCTGAAAACCGGGCGTAACCTGATGCAGGATTTCGGGGGCTGGCATGGTGTCGGTGACATGTTGAACGGTCTTACTTTCGGTAACTTTTGTGATTGCCTGGATTTGTTGCAGCAAAGCAAACAGGCGGTAGCGGAAAAGGACGATCCGGCTATAAATGAAATCTTCCAGGATATCACGTTAAAGCTTTATCGGTACAAGGACCCGGAAAAGACGCCGGCCGTTCCTTCCTTGCTTGCCATTCATGCGGTAAATCTCTTTTCCGCCGTCTGGGAAATGGTTCTTTCCGGACCGGTTTATATTGGTGGTGAAGCTATCGACTTTCGGATATTGTTTCAGAAGCTGGCATCCGAGGACCGGAAGGCGGACGATAAAACCGGCTGGACCGGAATAGTCTTTGAAGTGGCGGCTTCCGGTGTGTTCGGTAATAAGAAGGAGGTGGACGATACGCCCTTTTGGGATGTATTGCTTTATCTGTATAAATGTAAGTTTGAGTATTTACACCAAAAACGTAACAAGAAATGAGAACGACAACAGGAACAAAAAACAAAATTAAGCAATTTGAGGGGCTACGCCTGAAAGCGTATGTATGTGCCGCGGGAGTATGTACGATCGGTTACGGCCACACGACCGGCGTAAAACCGGGTGATGTTATAACCGAGGCCCAGGCCGACGCCTTCTTTGAATCGGACATCCGGGCGGTAGAAAACCAGGTGAACGCGCTTCCCCTTCATTTGGGGCAGTACCAGTTTGACGCGGTAGTAAGCTTTTGCTTTAATGTAGGTATCGGAAAATTCAAGAAATCAACGCTTTATAAGAAGATCAGAGCGGACGCGTACGATTCATCCATACCGGCGGAGTTTAAAAAATGGATATACGGGGGCGGTAAGATTCTTCCGGGGCTTGTCACCCGCCGTGAATGGGAGGCGAAACGTTATCAGGGATTGACGATATGATAGATATAAAGGTTTACCGTGAATACTGGGAAGGCGTACAGAAACGTATTCCTGAAATAAAGAAGGTGCTGCCCGTTACCATTGACGAGGAAATGGGTAAGACGATACAGGGACTGTCTAAAGGAGAATGTCCGGTGCTCTTTATTCTGATCCCGTCGGGAACGGGTGCCAGCCTTTCGGCTGATAATGTGAGGGAGAATAATTTATGCGTTGTTTTCCTTATGGATAAATACGATCCCCAACGAAAGGGAGCTTATGGGACTATCGAAGAGGTGCAGCCGGTTATGGAGCGTATCAAACAAATGCTGATAGAAGATTCTGCCACCGGTTGCCCTGTCACTAAGGAACTGGATTTAACCAGTCTTTCCACTCTTCCGGAATCCGGCTTTTACCGGACGTTTGCAGGGTGGAGCCTGGCTTTCTCATTTAAAACAAGATGATTATGGATGCTTTTGCGTGGTTCTGGTTAGCTGTTATAATATGTATTATTACAATAGGTGTAAATAGTACATTATGTACCTATTGGAGATATAAATATACCTCTAACAAGAAAAATGAAACTGTTAAGAACGAGTCCGGAAAAAGGCAGATTATTTCCGGATTCTCAAAAAATGAATAACTGAATGAGCGAGAATTTTAAAACGGATTTCTTTACCGACCGGATCGGGCGTGGAATACAGGACATATTTCAGGCCCAACTGGATATCGCTACCAAACGGATTTACCAGAAAGGCCGTGAACGTAGGAAAGTACAGGGAACCGGGGAGATCATACAAGGGCGGTCCGGCGCGTTAATGGCCGCACTACAGAATCCGAGTTATTCGGTTGTTCCGGACGGTGAAGGGGTAATTACCCATTCTAACCTTCCATTATATACCCGTTTCCTGGATATGAAGAAACACGGTAATTACCAGATTTATAACCGGCAGATATACGGGATTCTGTATCATGACACACTCGGGAAGATTAAATATGAATATCAGGATTACGTGAGGGAAAGGGTAAAAGAAATGTTTGCTGATTCGCTAAAATAGGTAATAAAATTAATACCTAAATATTTGCAGGTAATGATTTTATTACCTATCTTTGTATCAGTAACCAATAAAACAAAGTTTATGCCTGAAATTTGTAGATTCTTCGGTATTATTATATTCCTCTATTGGAAAGATCATAATCCGCCGCATATTCATTTTACTTATGCTGATTATGAATGTTCTATTAGCGTATTGGACCGGATTGTGGACGGTCAGGCTCCAGCTAAAGTTATCGCAAAGGTTAATGAATGGATTAATTTGCATGAAGCAGAAATACTTTCTCTCTGGGAGAAGGCCCAAAAAGGGGAAAAAATAGATAAAATAGAACCTTTAAAATAAACAGCCTATGTTACGAGTTATAGATGTGGATTATATCAGGAATTACGAGCTTCTTGTTACTTTCAGTGACGGGAATAAAAAGATCGTGAATCTGGAACCTTATCTTACGGGTGAGGTTTTCGGGGAATTATTGGATAAGGAAAAATTTGTTCAATATGGTTTAACCCGTGTCACTATTGAATGGGCCAACGGTGCAGACCTTGCACCGGAGTTTTTATACGAAATTGGTGTAGCTGCATAAATCTTATATGTCATGAATAAGGGTGTTATAAAAGTGGATAAAGTGTGGCTTACTGATACGGCTATATGTATACGCACTTCTGACGGACAGGAAGCAAGTGAAAAAATAGCAGATTTTCAGAGGTTAAAGTGGGCTACTCCGGAACAAAGGGGGAATTATGAGATCACTCCTTATGGAATATCCTGGCCGGAACTTGATGAAGATTTGAGTTTTGACGGTTTTTTTTCTGAAAAGAAAAATAATGTGTTATATGATTTGTTTGTAGCACATCCGGAACTTAATGCATCTGCTATCGCTCGAAGATTGGGAATGTCACAAAGCTTATTTGCTCAATATATAAGTGGAACGAAAAAGCCTTCACAGGAGCGCATAAACCTTATATTAGATACTATTAAAAATATAGGGCATGAATTAGTTTCCGCTCAATATTGATAATACATTCTGTAACAGTTCTATTATACTTCATAAAAAAAGACGTAATACTCCAGATGTATTATTTCGTGAGAAATGATGCACCAATTAAGCCCGGCCCAATTCGGGCGGGCTTATTTCCAGCAACCTACTATTTAATTTTATTGTATGACATACGAAGATATTTTATTTCTGATCGGCTTTTTCCTGGTAATAGCTTTTTTCGTAGGATGTAAGCATAAACCGTCTACTTTATCCGGGTGGCTTGCTTTTGCCTTTCTTTCCTTTACCGTGACGCCTCTTATATCGGTTCCTTTAACCTGGTACGTTTGCCGGAGGCTTGATCGGGTAACAATTAAGGATAAAGGATATTTTGATCCTTCGGACCTTACCTTCAAGAAATAAAAATAGTTCTCTTCTTGTATAATAAGCCTGTAGAATGATTCTACGGGCTTTTTTTAATGTCCTTTTCTGCCACTTTACACCAGGATAATTTTGCCTTATAAAATTTACTCTTATGGCAAAATTAAAACCTGATTATATCGAATGGGTGTTAACTCTGAACGCCACCGATGCACAGAAAGAAATACATAATCTTTCGGAAAAGAACAAAGAACTCCGGGACAGCAATAAGGACCTTAAAAAGAAAATGACCGAACTTATTGCTACCGGTAAGGCTGGCGGTAAACAGTGGAAGAACCTTACGGATAGATTAAATGCCAATAATAAGGCTATATCCGAGAATAACAAGAAGATTGCCGAATGTGAGAAACGGCTGGATAAAACCACCATGAGTGCCAACCAGCTGGCAAGGAAAGCAAACGCCTTGCGGAAAGAGCTTCGCGATACGGTGAAATCCTTGCAACCGGAAAAATATGCCGCCCTGGAGAAGGAACTGAAAGAAGTTGAAAAAGCGTACGGGCAGGCCACGAAGAAGGCGGAAGGTTTCGGCGGTTCCCTTCTTTCCCTGAATAAGATAAAAACGGTTCTGGCCGGTGTGTTTGTCACTATCGGCGCAATGATAACCGGGCAGATTGTCGGGGGGCTAAGGGATGCGATCAGTACTATTATAGAGTTTGAGAAGAAAAATAGTACTTTGGCGGCTATCCTGGGAACCACGAAAAAGAGTATCAAAGATTTAACGGATGAAGCGCGCCGGCTGGGTGCCACTACTTCTTATACGGCCGCACAAGTAACGGCACTTCAGATAGAGCTTGCCAAGCTGGGATTTTTCAAGGAGGATATTAAAGCGATGACGCCTTCCGTGCTGAAATTCGCTAAGGCGGTGGACACGGATCTTGCCTCGGCTGCTACGCTTGCCGGTGCAACATTGCGTATTTTCAATCTTGATGCGGAAGATACAGAACGGGCACTTTCTACCATGGCAATAGGTACAACGTCTTCGGCCCTGAATTTTGAATATCTGAATAGTGCAATGTCTACCGTCGGCCCGGTTGCTAACTCTTTCGGATTCACGATCGAGGAAACGACCGCCCTTTTGGGAGCTTTGGCAAACAGCGGTTTCGATGCTTCATCAGCAGCAACGGCAACACGTAATATTTTGCTTAATCTGGCTGACAGTAGCGGCAAACTCGCGCTTGCTCTCGGTGGTCCGGTTGATAACCTGGATGATCTGGTAAAGGGGCTTAAAAAATTAAACAGCGAAGGAATAGACTTGAACAAGGCCCTTGAACTGACCGATAAACGTTCCGTTGCAGCGTTTAATACTTTCCTTAACGGTACCGATACCGTGCTGGCACTTTGCAACGCGGTAACAGGTGCGGAAGACGATTTTAACGCCATGTCCGAAGAAATGGGTGATAACGTTCAGGGTGCATTAAACCGGCTAAGTTCAACTATTGAAGGAGTAGTTTTACGTTTCTATGAATCAAAGGGTATTCTCCGGGATTTAATAGACCTTGCTACGCTTATGGTGGAAGGTGTGGGAGGTATGATCGACATGTTTAATAAATGGGGTGTTGTCACTTATACCGTCACGGCTTATTTGGTTTCTTACTATGGTGGACTGAAAATCGCTACTATGTGGCACGCCCGTTTTAAAGCGGCGACCCTTGCTTCGGTCGTTACAGAGAAAGCGCACGCCGTACAGCTTTATATCAGCCGGGCGGCTACTTTGGCTTATGCGGCAGCCCAGGCATTGCTGCACCTGAATATTAAAAGATGTACCGCCGCTCTTCGGTTAATGCGGATCGAACTTTTAAAGAATCCTTATGCAGCCGTTACCGCCTTGATACTCTCTGCCGGAATGGCTATTTACCAGTTTACTAAAAAATTGAAAGAAGCAAGGGACGCACAGGCTAATTTTAATAAAATAGAATCAGAAGTTTCCGCAACCTTGCAGCAGGAAAAGGATCAGATAAAAAGTCTCACTAAAGCCATACATGACACGAATCTAAGTGTGGATGAGAGACGGGAATATATAAAGAGGTTGCAGGAAATCGTTCCGGAGTATCATGCTTCAATCAAGGACGAAGGCGGGTTATATGATGAAAACACGGAGGCCATTAAGCGATATTTAAAGGCAAGAGAAAACGAAATGAAGATGAACTCGCTAAAGTCTCTTATGCAGCCTTTGTATGATGAAAAAGCTAAACTGGAGTTCGAAAGGGACGAACTGGAGGAAGAAATCGCCGATCTGAATAAAAGAATAAATAATAATCCCCGGTTGAGTACGGCAAAAATAACCAAGGTTTCACGGCTTACCATTGATAAGGCGGAAGTTGAGGAAGATTTGGAGAAGGTGAATAAAAAACTGGAACCATATATTAAGAAGCTGGAAGAATGGCAACGGGAATCAGTCAAAATCACAACGGAAGGCACTAAAGCGACAGGTAGTGCAGTAGTGGAAGAAACATCCCTCATAAAGAAACTGGAGGCAGAAAAGAAAAAGGTCCAGGAGCAGTGGGCAGAAGACAGCGAAGCGAATATCGCCAAGAAGAACAAGGAAATAGAACGTATCGACGCCGAAATAAAACGTTTGAATGAATTAGGTAAAGTCAAAAAGAAAGCGGAAGCCGGAGAGTATAAAAATACAGAAACGGGCGCCACATTAAAACCTCTGGAGATCGAGCACGAAAAACGTATGCTTCTTATCAAACAGAACCGGGAGAAGGAAAATAAGACGGAAGCCCAGTACATTCTCGAAGGGACAGCGGAAAATCTTCGCTATTATCGGGAACGTATCGACGCACTCCAGAAGCTGGAAGCAAAGACCCCGGCCAAAAAGAAGAAGTTACTCGATGAAATCCACAAGCTCGAAACGGAAGCACAGACGGCCATTTTCACGGAAACCGGCAAGCAGGAAGATGCCCGTATAAAACTGGCACAGGAGCAACGGGATGAACGGCTAAAGATCGAAACCGCTTATTACAACACCCAGAAGTATAACATGGAAAAAGCTGTATTAAACCGGAGTATCACGCAGGAAGCGGCCGACGCCTATATGTTACAGGTGGAAGCGGCACATACGGCGGAACTCCTGGAGATAAACCGTACCTACCAGGAAGATATTGCCGCTCTGGAGATTGCCGGGAAACAGAAACGCATACAGACAAACCAGGAAGCGGCCGACGCTGTACGTGAAACCGAGATGCAACTACTGCGTGACCGGGTGGCTATCGCACAAATGGTGGAACTGTTGACATCCGACAAGTCCGGTACCGAAGGGATGAAGGATCGGTACGACAAGGAAGTAAAGGCGGTAAAAGCCAAATACGACGCGGCCATTGCCATAGCCAAGGCCGCCGACCTTTCCACCGTGGAGCTGGAGAAGGCCAAACAACAGGCGATCAAACAGCTGGATTTCCAGTACCAGAATGATCTTTACCAGATACAGGCGGAAATCGGGACATCCTGGAGCCAGGAGTACGACCACGAATTGGCCATGTTGGAAAACATGCACGACCAGGGGCTGATTGATGAAAAGACGTTCCAGAAAAAGAAGCTGCAGCTGGGGGTACAATACGCCAAACAGTACTTTGAAAAATATTCCAGTCTTGCTTCTTCCATGGTGGAAGCGATGCAGCAGGCCGAAATCGACCAGGTGGAAGCGAAATACGATGTTCTCATACAGGAAGCCGAGAACAACGGGGAAGATACCGCCGCCCTGGAAGAAGAGAAGGAAAATAAAAAATTGGAAATTCAGAAGAAGTATGCGGATGTAAACTTTGCCATCAAGTGTTCCCAGATCATAGCGGATACAGCCGTTTCGATTATGAAAGCGACCGCCGATCTCGGACCTATCGCCGGAGCTGTCGCTGCGGCAATGCTCGCGGCTACCGGTGCCGCCCAGCTTGCAGCGGCCAAGGCAGAACGGGACAAAATTAAAAACATGTCTGTAGCAAACACTACCGGCAGCAAAACTGCCACGGCTGAACGTGTCGTTTCCGGTTCTTCCGGTGGTGGATATTCGGAAGGTGGTTACACCGGTCCCGGTGGGCGTTATGAAGTGGCCGGCGTAGTCCATAAGGGGGAATATGTGGTACCACAGCCGGAAATGAATAATCCTAAAGTGATTGACGCCGTTAGCACTATCGAAGCGATCAGGCGGCAGCGTACCAATGCCAACCCGTTACCACAGAATCCGGGTGAATATGCGGAAGGCGGTTACGTGACTTCCCCTGCAGGTGATTCTTCCTACCGGGAGTTCCTGGAAGCGGCAAAGGAGCTTCGCGCCTCCTGTGAGGCTATCAAATTGATAAAGGCCTATATCGTTTACCAGGATTTGGAGAAGGCCAAAGAAACTATAGATAACGCCCGCGACACCTTTACACGCGGAAAATAAGTAATCATTATGCTAAAGAT